CAAGGGCCGCTGGTCGTGGCAGTTCTGGCCCCACTTCTGACCAATCATAAAGGCGTCTTCTGACGCAACAGGGTGCTGTCTGCGCCCGTGACCAAGGCGGCTCTTCAGCGGCCTTTTGTGTCTTTGGCCTCGCCAAGCGCCTCGGTTTGGGCGGGTCGCCTCCCGAGCCAGCTCACCCCATTCCTTTTCCAACTCCGCGCCCGACAGCTCAGCCGTCCAAGGCTGGTCGCCTGGATTCCTCGCTGCCCGGCTCGTTGCCGGGTTCCCACCCTAACCCGAACCACAAAAGTGGAGTCGACGATGATAAAACGCCGCACTTTACACCGAAAGCCGACCGACGTTGCGACCCGAATGTTGATCGTCTACCGGGCGATCACGCGCTGACCCCGGATCCAGCCAACCCGCGATGCCACAGCCGCAAACAGATCAGACAAATTGCCGAAAGCATCCGGGTTTTTGGCTTCAACGTGCCGATCCTGATCGACCGCGAGGGCAAGGTTATTGCCGGGCATGGCCGGCTGCTCGCGTGTCGCGAACTCGGCATTACTGAGGTGCCGACCTTGTGCCTTGCTCACCTCACCCAGACCCAGGCCCGCGCCTTTATGATCGCCGGTAATCGGCTGACCGAGATCGCGCGCTGGGATGACCAGCTCTTGGCCCAGCAACTCAAGGACCTCTCGCTCAGCGGTCTCGATTTTAGCCTCGAGATCACCGGCTTTGAGATGGGCGAAATCGATCTGCGGATCGCCTCGCTTGAGGAGACGTCCGTCGCGGGCGCAGATCCAGCCGACGTCCTACCCGAGGCTTTGGCTGGGCCACCGCTCAGCAAGATCGGCGATTTGTGGTGTCTTGGGCATCATCGCGTCTTGTGCGGCGACGCCCTAGATCCCGAGGCCTTCGCGGCCCTGATGGGCGAGGCACACGCCGCGACGGTCTTCACTGATCCGCCCTACAATGTGGAGATCGACGGCCATGCCAGCGGCGTCGGTACGATCCATCATCGCCCGTTTCCAATGGCCTCGGGCGAGATGAGTAAGGCCGAATTCACCGCCTTTCTTGCCGGTGCCTGCCGCAATCTCACAGCCTTTAGCGCTGCGGGGTCGCTGCACTTTATCTGCATGGACTGGCGCCATCTCGACGAGCTGCTCGCCGCCGGTGCGGACGCCTATGGCGAATTAAAAAACCTCTGCATCTGGGTTAAGAATAATGCCGGGATGGGCTCGCTCTATCGCAGCCAGCACGAGCTTGTCTTTGTCTTCAAACAGCGCGGCGGGTCGTACCGTAATAATGTCCAGCTCGGCCAGTTTGGCCGCAATCGCAGCAATGTCTGGCACTATCCCGGGGCCAATGCCTTTTCCCGCCACGGCGAGGAAGGCAATCTGCTGGCACTGCACCCGACGCCCAAGCCGGTGGCGATGGTGGCCGATGCCATCCTCGACTGCACCGAGCGCGGCCAGATCGTGCTCGATGCCTTTCTCGGCAGCGGCACGACCGTGATCGCCGCCGAACGCACTGGGCGGCATCGCTACGGGCTCGAACTCGACCCGATGTATGTCGACACCACCATTCGCCGCTGGCAGAGATGGACCGGCGACAAGCCTCGGCATGCGATTACCGGCCGCTTTTTTGATGACCTCGCCGACGAGGCGGAGGCCGCAAAATGCTTTCTGATGACAAACCCGACTATGAGGTTGGCTACGGCAAGCCACCACCACATACTCGCTTTGTACAAGGACAATCGGGCAACCCGCGCGGCCGTCCGCGCGGCGCCAAGAACATCAAGACACTACTCCCCAAGGCGCTCAACGAGCGCGTCGTCGTCACTGACCAGGGCGGGCGCCGCAAGATCAGCAAGCTCGAAGTGATCATCACTCAGCTCGTCAACCGTTCGGCCAAGGGCGACCTGAAAGCTACCCAGATGCTGTTGGCAATGCAGCGCGACATCGAGGGTCAGACTGAGACGGCCGATGCCGAGACCTCCGCGTTCAGCGAGGCCGACGCGCAGATCATCCAGCGAATTGGGGCGCGGCTCCGCGGCGCGAAGGAGTGAACCGCAATGAATGATCTTTCACGTCTCGAATACGAGGCGATCCTGCGCTCCGATCTCGGGTGCTTTGCCGAGCGCTGTTTCGCGCAGCTCAACCCGCAGACGGCGTTTCTGATGAACTGGCATATCGAGGTTATCGCCGCCAGGCTTACCGCTGTGCGCGAAGGGAAAATCCGGTGACTGATCATCAACCTGCCGCCGCGACACCTCAAATCCTTACTGGCCTCAATCGCCTTCCCAGCCTGGTGTCTCGGGCACAATCCCTCGGCCCAGATCCTCAGTGTCAGCTACGCCCAGGATCTCGCCGACAAGCTCGCCCGGGATTGTCGCATCATCATGATGAGCCCATGGTACCGGCAGATCTTCACGACCCGCCTGGCGCCGTACCGCCAGGCCGTGCAGGAGTTTATCACCACCCGCCAGGGCTATCGGCTGGCCACCTCGACCGGCGGCGTGCTGACCGGGCGCGGTGCCGACATCATCTTGATCGATGATCCCCTGAAGCCCGAGGAGGCGCTCTCCGATGCGCGGCGCAACGCCACCAACGAGTGGTTTCTCAACACCCTCTACAGCCGGCTCAACGACAAATACCGCGGCGCCATCGTCATTATCATGCAGCGCCTGCACGAGGACGATCTGGTCGGCCACGTGCTCGGGCAGGAGCCGTGGGAGGTGGTGTCCTTCCCAGCGATCGCCGACGCTGACGAGCAGCATGAGATCCAGACCATTTGGGGACCGCGATGCTTCACCCGCCGTCCCGGCGAAGCATTGCATCCTGAGCGCGAGCCGCTCCCCGTTCTGGATAACATCCGTCGCACGATTGGCGAGTACAATTTTGCCGGCCAGTATCAGCAATCCCCCGCCCCATTGGGCGGCGGTCTGGTCAAGCTGGAATGGTTCAAGCGCTATCGCGACAGCGAACGGCCGGAGCGCTTTGACCGTATCGTGCAGAGCTGGGACGCCGCCAACAAAGCGACCGAACTCAGCGATTTTAGCGTTCGCACGACCTGGGGTGTGAAAGACAAGAATGTCTATCTACTGGGCCTGTTGCGCCAGCGGCTCGAATATCCTTCACTCAAACGTGCGGTACGCGAGCAGCAGAGCCTGTTTGCGGCCAGCGTCGTGTTGATCGAGGACAAAGTCTCGGGCACCCAGCTGATCCAGGACCTGATCGAGGAGGGCTGCCATGCCGTCACCCGCTACCAGCCGGACTGCGAGAAGATCATGCGGATGCACGCGCAGACCGCGATGATCGAGAACGGGTTTGTCCACATCCCCGAGACGGCGCCCTGGCTCGCCGAATACCTGCACGAGATCAGCGTCTTCCCAAAGGGCAAGCACGACGACCAGGTCGATTCGACCGCCCAGTTCCTCGACTGGTTCAAAACCCCGATGCCGTATTCGGGACTCTTTGAATTTTACCGCAGAGAGGCCGAAAAACTGAAGCCGCCGGATCCGGTCTATGTGCGCGTCAAAGCCCCACTGGGGATCGGCTCGGTGCAAACCCTCTCGGGCCAACATATGACGATCGGCGAGGACCGCATCGTCGAGATGTCCGAAGAGGATGCCAATTGTTTGATCCCCGCGGGCTGGCCCTTGCTCACCGAACCGCGTTGCGAGACATCCAGCTGATGCCGACATGGGCACCACTTCAAGTGCGACTGAGAGTTCGTATCCCCTTCGCTCCGCCAGTGAGTCAGTCTCTGCGGGGTCCGGTGGACGCTGTCGGCTGAAATCACGGCTGTGGCGGCGGTCTGGGTTTGGTTTGGGACGTGAGAAGGGACGAGCTGGCTATGACCAGACTTTGTTTGGCCCTGTTTCTCTGACGGGCATTGATGCAGTCCCACTTCGGAAAACTCAACCCAGTCGCGACGACGCGACGACTGGCGGTCGGGGGCCGCGGCCCTCGGCTTGTCTCCGGTTGTGCGGTTCAGCTTGCGAGCAGTCTGCGCTGCTCGGTCCAGTCCAACGGCAGATCGAGTTCGGTCAGACGCGTCGCTGTCAGCTCGACGGGTTGCCGGCCCTGCAAGATCGCGCCCACCAGCTCTGGGCTCAAAAAGGCAAGACCAACAAGCCGACGGATGTAGCGCCGGGTGATGCGGTCACGCTTGGCCAACGCCTGCAGCGACACCGCGCGGCCGGTGGCCAGCTCCTCGAACCACGCGCGCCCGCGCGCGATCGCCTTGATCAGCGCCGGATCGCGCCGCGCGCTGTGGTTTTGTTGATCCAGTCCCGGCAGCATCAGCTTGTTTTCGACACCGCGCCTCTTAAAGGCGACTGCGGCACTCAGCTCAATCGTACTGCCGTTCCGGTCCTTGAATGCGGGAGACGGGACACCGCGGCCCAACAGCGCGTTGGGCCGCATCTTGATGATGATCGTTTTGTCGTCGACGATCACCTTCTCGACGAGTTCTTGGAAGGTCGTGGTTCGTTGCTCGGACGAACCGCTGAGAGTAGCCGCGAGGCGGCGGGTCCGGCTGAGTAATCTGCCGATTTGGTTGCTGGGCACGCTGGCACTGCCAAACCGTTCGAGCCAGCTTGCCGGATTGGTCAGAGCCCCGACCAGGATCCTGATTACCGCACCTTCGACCTCTTGCGCGGCGAGACGCCGAACCTGCGCGGGATCCTCGCTGGTTTCGGGAAGCGCCGCAGCTGATACGTAGTAGCGATAGCGTCGATCGCTCCTGACGGCATGCGACGGGGTGAAGCGGTTGCCGTCACTATCGGTCAGCAACCCGGTCAGCAGGCTTGGCTCGGCGGCGTCGACCTTTGATCGGTGACGGCGTGCCTTGGTCGCGAGCTTGTCCTGCGCGGCGGTCCAAGTCTCGGGATCGATCAGAGCAGGATGCTGTCCGGGATAGAGCTGACCGTTGTGGGCAATCTGACCGGTGTAAATCGGGTTTGCGAGCAGCCGGTAGATGTGGCCGCGCGAAAGGGGCTTCCCGCCGCGCTCGGTGCCGTCTATTGCGCTCCGCTGTTTTGTCTTGAGCCCGAGCCGGTCAGCCTCCTGCTTGACCCGACGCACGCAGCCGAATTGCAGATAGAGCGTAACGATGCGCCGCACGGTTTCAGCTTCGGCCGGGTTGATCACCAGCGTCCGCTCGTTGGCGTCATAACCAAGCGGCACGTTGCCGCCCATCCACATCCCTTTCTGCTTTGAGGCGGCGATCTTGTCGCGGATGCGTTCGCCGGTCACCTCTCGCTCAAACTGAGCAAACGACAACAGCACATTGAGGGTCAGCCGTCCCATCGAGCTCGTCGTGTTGAATTGCTGGGTCACCGACACGAACGAGACATCCTGGGCATCGAAGACCTCAACCAGTCGAGCGAAATCGGCGAGCGAGCGGGTCAGCCGGTCGACCTTGTAGACCACGACGATGTCAATCCGCCTGGCGCGGATATCGGCGAGCAGATGTTGCAGCGCCGGTCGCTCCATATTGCCGCCCGAGAACCCGCCATCATCGTAGCGGGCTCTTGCCAGCACCCACCCCTCGTGGCATTGGCTACGGATATAGGCCTCACAAGCCTCGCGCTGTGCTGCGAGCGAATTGAACTCCTGCTCGAGCCCTTCCTCGGAAGATTTGCGGGTGTAGATCGCACAGCGCTTATAGCGAGGGTCAGCCCGCGGCATTGTGGGCTTCTATCGGCGGGTCAACCGGAACTGACGCTTGCGGGCGCGGGCAGCTAGCCGAGCGGTTTGACCTCAGCCCAAAGAACAGCGGGCCCGACCAGGCTGTCCCGGTAATCTGCCGTGCGATCGACGATAGCGAGCGATAGTGCGTGCCCTGCCACGAGAAACCATCATCGAGCACCAGCACTTCGTGATTTCGACCTCGCCACTCGCGCAGCAA